CGCTACGCGAAGCCTGACCAGTTCGAGCATCGCCGCTTCGCCTGCTCGGCGCTCCTCCTCGACCTTGCGCTGAACCAGGGCGTCGATCTTGCGGGCGCATGTGTTGATGGCGCGGACCGCGTCCCTGGGCATGTCATGGTATGCCCACACGGCCAACTCCATCGCGTCGTCGCTCGGCGCTTCCTTGCCTTTCCACTCAGCGTACCCCTCCCCGCTCGCCCCGGCGCTCACGGCTGCGCTCCTGCCGCGTCGCGGATCGTGGCGACCATAGCGTCGTCTGCGATGCATTCAGAACAGAGCCCCGCAGGTCCCCGCGCAAGGCCATAGCATCGCGGGCAAGTGTGGAGAGCGCCAGATTGGAGGTCGAGTTCGACCTGTAACTGACGCAGGCGGTGAGACTCCTCGCGCGCCCGGTTCCGCTTTGTCCGACACGGGACGCATCCGCGACCTGGATGCTTCGCCATGACGCGCGAGATCACGCCGCACTTCGGGCAGAACATCCTCATGTCTTTACTCCAGGGCCGTTCTTCATCCACGGGCCGAGCATCTTTTCCCACTCTGCCGACGACTCGTTCAACTTGGCCGTGAGTTGCTCCATCATGTACGTGGCGATGTTGACGCGCGCCTCCAGTTCCTTCACCCGCGCGAGGGCGGCGTCGCGCTCGGCGATGAGGACTGCGACGGAATCGTGTGCCGTCGTGATCCTCTTTTTCGCCTCCGCGAGTTCCGCCTTGAGGGCGTCGCGCTCGCGTGCGTTCCATGCCGCGCACCGCTCCTGCGACACCGCGTAGGCGCGCAAGTGTTCTGCCGCGCTGGCGAGCAGGATGGGACGATTCGGTTCCGTCTCGAACGGAACGTCGATCCACTCGGGTCGAACAATGTCGCCGAATGTGCCGTCCGTGGCCTTCTCCCCGCCACCGCCGCCAGAGAGCGCGGAGCGGATCGACTCTGGTGCGTTGCGGATCGTCACCTTGGCCTGTTCGACGCAATTCGTGTAGTGCTGGTGCCAGCCCATCGCGTGCAGCGCGCACGCCAGAGCCGCCTCCTCCCTGCTCAGTTCGCTGCTCATCGCGGTCCTCCGTAGCAACATGATCCAAGCCCGTCAAAAGTCGTCAGACAGCGCTGTCCGCACTTGGAGCAGACCAACACCTTTGGAGCCTCGATACCAGCCTCGTATCCGATTGCCTTCGCGGCGGCGTTCCTGTCCTCGCGCCTGATCGCGTACGTCTCGATCTCACGCGCGGCCTCGACGCATCGGACGTTCCACGCGCAGGTACAGGCGTACATCGGTCCATGATGCTCTCCGCAGTCTGGTCCGTGCCAGATCCAGCGGCGCGCGAGGCTGAGGGCTTCCGAGCATACTGAATTGCTCATCGCGGTTGCTCCTTGCCGGTGCCGTCTTCCTCGTCGTCCGATTCGATCCCCTCGGCAGCGATCACTGCGTTCGCCTCAGCGAGCCGACGCGCGAGCCGCAGCGCGAGGGATTCGAGGGCGCGACCGTGTTTGCGCTCGAAACGCCACGCAAGAAGCGGGTCGTGCTTCGCCAGGTAGCCGTCGCCCCACGGGAGATTCCATGTTGCAGGCGCTTCCGGCGCGCTCTCGCCCACAGCCGCGAGGGCCTTGGATAGCTCAGACATCGGAGCCTCCTGCGCGTAGGGCGCGGACGGCTCTCCCGATGTAGACCAGCTCGCCAAGCACCGCATTTTCACCGCGCTTTTCGCAAGCGTCGTGCAGTAGCTCCGCCGCCTCCGCCACCGCGAGCAGGAGCGGGAGGGCGTTGATGATGAGCGCCGTCTCCTCGGCATCGAAGTCCAGCGCATCGCCGTGCTTGTTGCGAGCGAATCCGTCGCCGGGGGCGGCCCAGACCATCGCCGGGCGCTCCTCGTCGAACGTCGCGCTGATCTGCCGCAGCCTCTCGATCACGCTCTCAGCGGGCATCGGTTCCTCCTTGCTGCCGACGGGCGGCGGCGGCTTCGAGTTCTTCGTCGGTCAACGGCGGCAGTCCGTGCTTCTTGCGAATCCAGCCGCCGATACACGCCGCCGTGTTTCCTGCATCGGTGCCGGCCTCTGGCCGGTCGCCGTCGTACCACTCTCGGAAGCACTCGTTGCACATGATCTTGCATCCAGTGCCTTCCGGGTAGTCGTCCTCACAGACATCGCGCCAGCAGCACAGGCAACGGCAGGAGCGCGCGTCAAGGCGCTTCTGTTCGCGCGCACGCTCGTCGGGTGCCAGATGCTTGGATGTCACCCCAAGGAGCGCCACGAGTTCCCCATTCCGCTTCCTCAGCCTCTCGACCTCGGCAACAAGGTCGGCGTCGCGGATCTTGAGTTGGCGCAACTCCTCGCCTTGTAGGAGTTCGAGCCCCGTCAGCGTGCAGGGCGGATCGCGCCTCGTCCCGGCAACGTCCTCGCGCAGCGCCACGTTTTCGGCCCGCAGCCTCTCGACCTCGGCCTCGGCTTCGGTCGCGTCCTGCATCACCTTGTCGAGACTGTTCAACGCATTGTCGCGCTCGGCCTCGGCGGCTGAGAGGCGTGCTTCCGTCTCCGCACGCTCGGCCTCAATCTCGACCACGCGAGCCTCGGCGCGAGCGGCGCGGGCGGTGAGGGATGAGATCTTCGCCTGGTACTGCCGCACATCGCAGCCGGACGCCGCATCGAGGAAATGCTCGCGCTCGCCGTTCGGACCGGACCGATAGCTGTCCGTTTCCGTCGTCGGCAGACCGCACGAACCGCACGCCTTCAACTCCTGCTCAGCCACGGCGGGACTCCTCCAGCGCCTTGAGCGCGGATCGACAGTCCTCAGGCCAGTGCCAGTAACGATGCGGTCCTAGCGCGCAACCGCACACATCGCACACCCTCGCCACCGCGTCCTTGCTGATCGTGTCGGTCACAGGTGTGTCTCCCCAAGCATCGGCCCAACGTCGAGGCCAGACATACGACAGCGCAGGTACCACTCCAGAAGCGCCTTGTTCTGGAGCGTTTCGCGCAACTGGCCGGAGAGCGCGTTGACGGTCGAGTTCGCGGCGTCGCGCTCCTTGCGCATCCGGTCGCGCAGCGCAGTCATCTCGTCCAAGTCGGACTTGAGTTCGTCGATCTTGTTACCCACGGCTTTCCCTCCTCCGTTCCCGCATGTACCCAGCAACGAACAGGCCGACCTCCAGCGCCCACACCGCGCACAGCGATAGCACGATGGCGGGGGTCACTTGGAACCTCGCTGCGGCTTGAGGGCGGCGCCGATGACGCTGCGCGCATCGAGCATGTACGAAAGCGGGAACTGCTTAGCCAGCGGATCACGCATAAGCGACACCGCCAGCCGCATCGCAGCCCGCAGCCTCCGCACCTCGCGGCGGCGCTGGAGGAGTTCGAAGGCGAGTTTCCGGCACTCTTGGCCGTGAACCATGCGGACTGTCGCTTCGCGCAGATCCTTGTCGCTGATCTTCACCGCCCACCCCCGTACCGACGCTCGAAGGCGTCCTCGAACGACTCGGCCCAAGCCAGGATTGTCTCCGGCTTGGCCCCGGTCGCGTCTTGTGCCCACAGCATCCGCGCCGTCTCCTTGATCGACGCGAGGCGGGCGGAATCCGACACGCGCCAGCCAACGTCCGGCGTCGGAGCGGGCAACGACAACTCCATCTTGAGTTTGGACACTTCGGCGCGCAAAGCCTCCAACTCGGGCTCATACGCGGCGTGAAGGGCGTCGGCGATCATGTGCCTCTGCGTTCCGCCGCACACGCGCCACTTGCTGAACACAGTCTCCGCAATCTCCCTCGCCTGCTCCTGATTCATCGCTTCGGATCCTTCCGCAGCCACGCGGCATAGCACACCACGAACATCCCAGCCTCGAACGCGCAGAGAGCGGCGTACGAGAGAAACACGTCGCCCAGAGTCATTGCGCATCCTCCTTCCCGTTGACGAACACCAGCACCGCGGCAGCCACCGTGGTGATGATGGCGTAGAACAGAAACGCGCTTCTCGCGGTGGGCTTCGACTCATCGAGTGCGTGCAGGATGTCTGCCTGTGCAATCAGCACTCCGTAATGCACCGACGCCATCGCGCAGAACACCTGGAGACGGTCAAGATTCTTGCGGCTCATCGCGCTTCCTCCACCGCCCGTTGGCGCAGACCGGACATGAACTGCTCGTTCTCGTTCAGGAAGGCGTGGAGCGCGCCGGGAAGCTCCACGTCGGCGCATGGGATGCCCGTCTCGTGCTCCAGGTACGCAGTCCACTCGCCCACGATCAACGCATCGTGGTCGGCCTCCTCGACCTCCGCGTGGACGCGCAGTCCCATGTAGCCGAATGCGACGCGCATCACTCGGCCCTCCATCTTTCGCGCCCGATGTACGGCAAGAGGTTGACCCCCAACGCATCGCCTAGCCGCCCGGCGACAAGCGGGGAGATCGTCTTCGCGCGACGCGAGCGTTCGATGTTGTTGATCGTCCAACGCGACACGCCAGATCGACGAGCCAGGGTAGCCTGCGTCCACAGGAGCTTGACCCTGCGGTCACGCACCAGCCGAGCCAGGGGTTTCAGTGCCATGCGGGCAACCTTAGGACACCACGGAATGGCCTCGCAACGAAAATCCGCAAAATCCTACAAGATCCACTTGCGACGGTCCTTGGGGTGGGGCTAGGGTGTGCCCCCGTAGGCTGGGACGTGTACCCCGGCAGCCATGAACGCAAGTAAGGAGGAACGATGGAAACCGAAGACGTAGCGACGCTCGCCGCTGCGCTCCTACAGTTGAAGGAGCATGAGAGCGAGGCGCGCGACGCGCGCATCATGATGGAGGAGAGGGTGATCGACGCCCTCGACTTCAAGAAGTCCGAAGGCTCGGAGACGTACGAGGCCGGGAGATTCAAGATCACCTGTCGCCGTCCGATCAACCGCAGCGTGGACGCCGAGGCGTGGGAGACGGTCAAGGCGGGGCTCGACAGCGACGGCCTGGCGTCGGTCGAGAACCTGATGCGGACGAAGTACGAACTCAACCTGCCGACCGCCCGCGCGATCGAGGAGCAGTCGGCTGCGCTGTGGCGCAAGATCGCGCTGTGCATCTCCTCGAAGCCCGGCAAGGTGACCGTCGAAGTCAAGGATGGTGCGCCGTGAGCATCTCACTCGCCTCGATCCAACGCGGCAAGCGCCTGCTGCCGCCCAAGGTGACGCTCTACGGCGTCGGCGGCATCGGCAAGACGACGTGGGCCTCTGGTGCCCCGAACCCCATCTTCATGTTCACGGAGGACGGCCAGGGCACGCTCGACTTGGCGTCCTTCCCCACGATCAAGTCGTGGCCGGACCTGATCGAAGCGATCGGCGTGCTCTACAAGGAGGAGCACGACTTCGAGACGGCGGTGATCGACAGCCTCGACTTCGCGGAGCCGCTCCTGTGGCGGCACACGGCGGAACGGCACGGTAAGAAGGACATCGAGGAGTTCGGGTACGGCAAGGGCTACCTCTACGCCGCCGACGAGTTCCGTGTTCTCCTCGATGGGCTCGATGCGCTCAGGAACGACAGGGGCATGTCGATCGTCCTGATCGGTCACTCGGAGACCAAGAAGTTCGAGAGCCCCGACTCCGCGACGTACGACCGCTACCAGCTTCGCCTGCACTCCAGGCTCGCCAACCTCGTTCACGACTGGAGCGATGCGTTCCTGTTTGCCAACTACGAGGTGGCCGTCGTGAGCGAGAAGGAGGGCTTCAACCGCGAACGCAAGCGCGCGACCGGCAAGGGTACGCGCGTGCTCTACACCGAGGAACGCCCGTCGTTCTGGGCGAAGAACCGCTACAACCTGCCGCCCAAGATCGGCATGTCGTGGAGCGAGTTCATCGCCAAGATGGGCGGTCAGGAAGAGGAAACGCCGCCTGAGGCAAGTCAGGACGCAACGCAACCCCAACCCAACACGAAGAAGAAGTAGTCATGGCACAGATCGGAGATTTCAACGCGGAGGCCATCGAACCCAACAAGCCGTTCGACGTGCTCCCCGCCGGGTGGTATCCGGCGCAGATCGTCAAGAGCGAGGTGAAGGACACCTCGAAGGGCGGACATCAGCTTGCGATGGAGGCGCGCGTCCTCGAAGGGCATGAGTTCGAGAACCGGGCGATCTTCATTCGCCTGAACCTGTGGAACTCGAACCCCAAAGCGGTCGAGATCGCGCAACGCGACCTCTCGGCCATCTGCCGCGCGGTCGGCGTGCTGCGCATGGACGACAGCGAGGTGCTGCACATGATCCCCTTCGCGGTCAAGCTCAAGATCCGCCCGGCGGAGGGCACATACAGCGAGTCGAACGAAACCTGTGGCTTCGACGCCATCGCCGCGCGCTTCCCCGAGATGGGGGGCGGCGCGAAGCCCAAGGCCGCTCCTGCGCGCACGGCTCCCGCGTCGGCACCCGCCAAGGCTCCCTGGAAGAAGTAGGAGGCGACGATGGCGCTGCTCCCCGAGGTGATCCCGCCGACCGTTATGGCGATCTACGATCACTACGAACGTAAGGCCGCCGACTGGCGGCGAGCGCACCTTGGGGCCAGCGTCGTCGGGCGTTCCTGCCTGCGTCACGTCTGGTATCTGTTCCGATGGGCCTCGAAGCCCGAAAGGAGCGGGCGCATGGAGGCGCTGCTTGCGCGCGGGTCCAGCGAGGAGCTTCGGCTCGTCAAGGACCTGCGCGCAATCGGCACCCCTGTCGTCAACCGGCAAGCGAAGATCACCTTCGGGCCGCACACGGGCGGCAGCATCGACGGTGAACTCGTGGGCATGATCGAGGCGTCGGCCACGGCGCACCTGTTCGAGTGCAAGACGGCGAACGTCAAGAACTTCGCGCGCATCAAGAAGGAAGGCGTCGAGAAGGCGAAGCCTGAGCACTACGCGCAGATGCAGGTCTACATGCACGCGCGCAACCTCGCACGCGCCGCCTACTTCGTCGTGTGCAAGGACACGGACGAAATCTACCTGGAACGCATCCCCTACGACGCCAGGGCCGCGCTCGCCCTCGTCGCCAAGGCCGAACTTGTCGTCAAGGCGTCCGAGCCGCTGTCGCGCATCAGCGAGAGCCCGACGTGGTACGAGTGCGTCTACTGCGATCACCGCTCGCACTGCCAACTAGGGGAGATCGGCAAGCTCGCGCGCAACTGCCGCACCTGCCTCTCCTCCACGCCGATGCCGGACGGCACCTGGCGTTGCGACCTCAAGAACAAGACGCTCTCCGTCGCGGCGCAGAAGAAGGGGTGCAAGGAGCACCGCTTCATCCCGAAGATGCTCACCGGCTACGACGCGCACAGCGCCGAGGGGCGTGACGTGATGTACTACAGCGACTCGGGGCACGCGCTGACGGACAGGGGGCAAGTGCTGTGAAGCAGATTGCCAAGCACGAGTTCAAGGTGGGCGACGTGGTGACGGTTCAGGGCTATCACAAGTCCTATCGCCCCGTCATCGTCGAAATCCGCAGCGACGGCATGGTGAAGCTGCGCAGCGTCTACATCGTCGAGTCCGAAGTGTGGTGCAAGCTGGCGAAGCTGGAGCGCATAGCGTGAAAAAGAAAAAAATTGCCGACGAGTTTCTTCGCCTGTATAGGAATTCACTATTACGGCAAAGGCGCTGCGACAAAATCATATCGGAAGCCGTGAAAAATGGCCTTGAAACTCCTATTTTCGTAAAAGACAGGAGTGACTACAGCTACTGGGAAGGTTTGGCACTGGAACGTGCCGCGCTTTCGATTCTTAGTGGTAGCAGATGGCACGCGTATTTCATGCGAGAGCGCAGAGCCATGTGGAGGAATATAAGGTATTCAGTGAAGTGACAACGCCCGTTCTCCGCCCCTACCAGGAATCCTGCGTAGCCGCGCACTGGTCGTTCTTCGAGAAGACGCCAGACGGGCACCCGCTGTTCGTCGTCCCGACCGGCGGCGGGAAGTCGCACATCATCGCCGCGTTCCTTCAACGCTCGTACGGCGCGTTCCCCGACATGCGCGTCATGGTGCTTACACACGTCAAGGAACTCATCGCGCAGAACTACGAGAAGCTCCTACAGCACTGGGACGGCGTGGCTCCGGCAGGCATCTACTCCGCAGGCATCGGGAGCCGCGACACGCAGGACCCCATCATCTTCGCGGGCATCCAGTCCGTGTTTCGCAAGGCCGAGATGTTTGGCAGGCGCGACCTCCTGCTCATCGACGAGGCGCACCTGATCCCCAAGCGCGGCAACGGGATGTACCTACAGTTCATCTCCATGATGCAGGCGATCAACCCGGACGTGCGCATCCTGGGCTACACCGCGACGCCATACCGCCTCTCTGGCGGGCCGCTGATCGAGGGCGCGGACCGCATCTTCACCCACATCGCCTACGAAGTGGACGTAGCCATGCTCGTCTCCGAAGGCTACCTCTCGCCCATCGTCGCCAAGCGCGCCGAGCACGAGATCGACCTCTCCAACGTCCACGTCGTAGCCGGTGAGTACGTCGAGGGCGAGGTGGAGAAGTCGGCGATGGGGCAGATCGCCGAGCACGTTGACGAAATCGTGGCGATTGGCAGGGCGCAGAATCGCAGGTCCTGGCTCATCTTCGCCTCCGGCGTCGAGCACGCCAAGGGTATCGCTGGCAAGCTGCGTGCTCGCGGTGTCGACGCGCGCTGCATCTTCGGCGACACGCCGAAGGAGGAACGCGATGCGCTCGTAAGCGGCTTCCGGGACGGTGCTTACACTGCGCTGGTCAACGTCGGGGTATTGACTACGGGGTTCGACGCCCCCAGCATCGACCTGATCGCCATGCTGCGCGCCACCAAGAGCCCCGGCCTCTACGTCCAGATGGCCGGGCGCGGGATGCGCCTGGCACCGGGCAAGGAGGACTGCCTATACCTCGACTACGGCGGCAACGTGCGCCGCCACGGCCCGATCAACAACGTCATCCCGCCGCCGCTTCCCGGCCAGCGCGTCGAAGTCGAAATCGAGCCCGAGGAACGCATGTGGCTGTGCGCAGAGTGCCGCACGTACAACGACTTAGAGAGAGACTCCTGCTCCGAGTGCGGCGCGCCCAAGCCGGTGCGCGAGCTTGCCGACCCTGACGAGAAGCTCGACAAGATCGCCGACACATCTCCGGTGATCTACGTCAACCCCGAGTGGCTCATCGTCGATAGCGTCCACTACGCGCGTCACTCCAAGCCCGGAAGGACGCCGACGTTCCGCGTCGATTACATCTGCGGGATGCGGTCGTTCTCGGAATGGCTGTGCTTCGAGCACGAGTTTGGATCGTTCCCGCAAAATAAGGCGGCTGGCTGGTGGCACAAGCGCAGCAAGTGGCGCAGGCTCAACCCGCCTTCCCATCCGCACTACGCGCGTGGGCTCGCGCCTGCAACGGTTGACGAGGCGCTGGAGCGGGCGAAGTTCGGAATCGCAGGCCCGGAGCTTCTCCAGCCCACCGCGATCCTCGTCGAGCCCGATGGGAAGCTCTGGAGGATCAAGGATTACCAGTTCGACAAGACGATTGACGGAGTACCGTTTTGATGAAGCCCTACTACTCGCACGCCGGAATCACGATCTACCACGGCGACTGCCGCGAGATCCTGCCGCACGTCAAGGCGGACTGCGTGGTGACGGATCCGCCGTATGGGATTGGCGAGCGCACAGATCGGCTGTCGAAAGGGCGCAGCGTGCTTGCGTGGAATCGCGACTACCCGCCCGTGCATGGCGATGACGCGCCGTTCGATCCGACGCCGTGGCTCGCGTGGCCCGCGATCTTATGGGGCGCGAACCACTACGCGAGCAGACTGCCAGATTCGGCAACGTGGCTCGTGTGGGACAAGCGCGACGGCAACCCATCCAACGACAACGCGGACTGCGAGATGGCGTGGTCGAACGTTGGAGGGCCTGCTCGGCTGTTCTCGCACCACTGGCAGGGGATGATTCGGGCCTCTGAGCGCCGCGAACCACGCCAGCATCCGACCCAGAAGCCGGTTGCACTCATGCGCTGGTGCCTCGGCTTCGTCCCCGATGGCACCATCCTCGACCCCTTCATGGGCTCCGGCACGACGCTGGTGGCCGCGAAACTGGAAGGCCGCAGGGCCATCGGCATCGAGATCGAGGAGCGGTACTGCGAGATCGCAGCAAAGCGGCTCGCGCAAGAGGTGTTTGACTTCAAATGACCACGACCACATCCATGCTTGACCTCGCCCTCTCCTACCAGGAACTCGGCTGGCAGGTCTTCCCCCTGCGCAAGTGGGGCAAGATCCCCTGGGCGGGGAGTCACGGCTTCAAGGACGCCTCCGACCTGGAGGAGCACGCCCGCGCATGGTGGGGCGAAAGCCCCGAGAGCAACATCGGCATCAGGACCGGCGAAGAATCCGGCTTCTGGGTGCTCGACGTGGACGCGGGCGACGGGGGCTACGAAACCATCGCGCAGCTTGAGCACCTGCACGGCCCTATCGACGCCCCCTTCGCCACCACGGCCAACGGCGGCAGGCACTACTTCTTCCGCTGGCCGTCCGGCCTCGACGTGCCCTCACGCGCCAAGATTCTGCCCGGCCTCGACTCGCGTGGGCGCGGTGGCTACATCGTCGCCCCTGGCTCCATGCTGGGCCCTGAGAAGCGATACGAGATCAGCCCCGACTTCGACCTGTCCAACCTGCCCGATGCTCCGGCGTGGCTCCTGGAGATCGTCTGCGGGCAGACGCGCGCAACCCGCCTCAAGAACGACCCGCCCGCCGCAGGGCTCCCCGATCGCCAGATCCTCGAAATCCGTTCCGCCCTCTCCGTCGTTCCCAGCGACGACCGGGATACGTGGCTTCACGTAGGCATGGCGTTGCACTCGACACGCGCAGGCTCGACCGCTCGCGCCTTGTGGGACGAGTGGAGCCAGAAGTCCGCGAAGTTCGACGCCGCCGACCAAGACCGCACCTGGACCGCGTTCTCCATTGGTCGCAAGAACGACATCGGCCTTCCAACCCTCTTCAAGTTCGCCTACGACGCAGGCTGGGTCGCGCCGTCCGAAGAGCCCAAGGCCGCCCCTCAAGCGCCGCAGGCCGCGCCTGAGTGGATCTGGAAAACCGCCGGGCCTCTCGCCTTCGACCTCGCTGGGTCATTCCCCGATTCGCTCGACTGGTTCAAGGACTTCATCCGCGCCGTCTCGCGCGTGTTCCAGACTCCGCCTGAGTTCTCCGCCCTCCTCGCCCTAGGCATGGCCTCCGGCGCGTGCGCGGGGCGCTACGAGATCACCTTGTCCGGCGCGCAGTGGAAGGAGCCCGCGAACCTCTGGATTCTCTGCGCCATGCCCAGCGGGGCCTTGAAGTCGCAGGTCTATCGCGCCCTCTCCGCCCCCTTCTACGAGCACGACCTAAAGCTCAACCAGACCGCAGAAGAAGCCGACTGGCAAGGCCGCCTCATGGTCGCCAACGCCGTGCTTCGCAACGTCGAGGATCGCATCAAGAAGCAGGCGGGCGTGGGCGACATGAGTTCCAACCTCGACGACCTCAACAAGTTCGCCGCGCAAGCCCAACTCGCACTGCGCATCGTCCAAGACTCCCGCCCCCCGAACCGTGGCATCGTAGGCTCCAGCTTCACCACGCCCGCCCTCGTCAAGCACCTCCAAGAGCACGACGGGCGCTGCCTCATCCTCGATCCCGAGGGCTCTGTCTTTGGCTACGCGCTCAACGGGCAGACCGATCTTGCTAAGGACCTCGACCCCTGGCTCAAGTCCTACTCCGGCGAACCCATCAAGGAAGTGCGCATCGGAAACGGAAAGGACGTGGCAACCCGCCACGTCGCTAACCCCTGCCTCGCCATCGCCGCCTGCACCCAGCCCGAAAACCTCTCCATGTTCCGCGACCGCTACGCCGAAGGCCGAGGCTTCCTCGCCCGCTTCGTCGTCGCCGTCTTTCCCTATCGCCTCCCCGCCGTCGCCGTCGTCAAGGAGACTCTGCCCGAGGAACTCGCCCAACGCTGGGCAAGCTCAATCCGCGCGCTCCTCACTCCCCCTCGCCCCAGCGAGGCGCTCGTCGTGACCCTTTCCGGCGAAGGTGCAGCCTATTTCGAGGAGTGGGCCTCTACCTGGCTCAACGATGCGCGCGGGGACCTCGAACGCGACGCCGCGAGCGCGACCGGCTACGGCTCAGCGTTTGGGGCCAAGCTTCGCGGCATGGCGCTGCGCATGATCCTCGTCCTGCACTGCATGGAATCCATGTCGCCTGAGCAGGAGGAACCGCGCATCGAGACCGTGCGCGCCGTGCTCGACTATCTCGTCCCCTTCGTACGCGCACACGTCGAGCGCCTCTCCTCCGTCATCCGCGACGACCCGAACATCCGCATCGCTGAGCGCCTCCTGCGCTGGCTCGACAGCGAGAACCGCCCTGCCTTCTCACGCACGCAAGCCTTCAACTCGCTCAAGGCCGGGCTCTCCAAGGTCGATGACTTGAACGGCGCGCTGTCCGTCCTCGTCGATACCGGGTGGATCAAGCCCGTGGGCGCGGTCACCGTGCGCGGACAGGGAACCGTGCCAGCCGCGAGGCGCTACGAAGCGCATCCCGAACTGGCACGGTATCTCCGCGAGCTAGGCTCTACTGCGGCTTCGCCTGTTCCGTTCTAGGAAGCTCGCGCTTCGCGTACGCTGCGATGGCCCTTCGCAGGGCCTCGCCCTTCGAGATCAACTTGTGCTCCGCGAGCTTTTGAAGTGTCTCGCGCGCTTCCAGATCGAGCAGGAAGCTGCAATTCTTCATCGTCGTCTGACGCCGGTAGGGACCGCGCGGAGCCCTGCGACTGTCGAACACTTCCCGCACCTTGGCGGGGTCCATCTGCTGAATGTCGCTCATTGGAAGGTCACCAGTGCCCCTCGATACGTCGCCGCCCCACGCTTCGCCACCAGACGCGCGTACCCGTCCGGCTCGCTCACTACGACGTGAGCCGTCGAGATCCACCACGTAGAGCCGCCCGCAAGCGGGATGCAGTTCGTCACCGGAAGTGCAACGCTCATCCCGTAGCGCGTGCTCAGGCTCACCACGTTTGGAGGCGGCAAGCCGCCCTGCGTGCGAACGATCATCCCCGACTGGTACAGGTCGCGGAACCCTAGCACGTCATCGAACACGCTGGGCGAAGCCTGGAGAACTTCATAGGCGACTGTGCCGCCGGTCGTCGGGGGAGGCGGCTTCGTGTGCCCACTGAGCACCACGAGAACCGCTAATGCTGCTATGCGTTTCATGCGTCGATCCTCTCGCATTCCTGCTGGAACTCAGCCCAGATTCCCAGGGTCATAGCGAGCCGCACAATCGCAGCCCGCCGCATCCGGCAACGCTCCAGACCCAGCGCAGCCGCGTCGCGGTAGGACTCGGCGAGCGTGCGGGCTTGGGTGGTGGTGGTGGTCATGCGGGCACATCCCCGCGCACCGCAGCGTCGAACTCGGCGCGGAGGCCGAGGGCGTCTACAAGCGATTCGACCTCTCTGCGTGCCGCGTGCAGGTGGGGCGACGAACCTCCGATGTAGCGACCAAGTGCGTGTATCGTGCCGTCGATCTCCTCAAACCTACGCACAAGCACGGCGACCACCTCCGCCCGATCCAGCGGCGCACTCACGACCGCACCCCCTCCGGCGCGGGCGACGGGGTGGGGGCGGCTTCGAGCGCGAGCACGCACGCGGGCAGGTCGGCAATGCGACCGACCCAGCGCCCCGCGCCCCAGCGGAATCCGGCAGCCTTGAGCGCGTCGATCACTTCGCGCGCGGGCTTCTCCGAGAACTGAGCCGCGCACCATTCGCCCCGGTAGTCCCGCGCGATCCTGAAACCGCCAGCGGCTTCCGTCTTGGCGCGCTCTGCCGCTTGGCGCTTCACCTCCTCGATACGCTTACGCGCCGTGCGAATCGTCGCGCCGATGTTCTGGAGCGAGTACGGCGGGAACGGAACCCGGTTGTACGGGCACAGGGCCAGCGTCCGCATAGCCGAAGCGGTCCGCTCATCCCCGAGGATCGGGCGCACCGCGTCCCATCCGCCGCGCTTGTATGCCGCGTTCGCGGCCTTGCGCTGGTCGCGCTCCGCTTCGAGTTTCGCGGCCTTTGCTTCGAGCGCCTCCACGGCGTCGGGATCGTCGGAGTAGATGGACTCGGCAAGCTGCGCCTCAATCCCGCCAGCCTTGGCCGCGTGATGCTCGGCCATCTTCGCCGACTCGCAGCCCTTGCTCATGTTCGAGTCCATGCGGGCCAAGTCGCCGCAATGCCTGCGCGCTGAGTAGTGGTCTACGAGGATCGGCTGACCAAGGGGGATGCTCTCGCCGATCTTGTGCGCGGTATCGAACCGTCGCGCGGCGTCACGTTCACGGCTTGCGGCCCATTCGCGGCGCTTTTCGAGTCGCGCCTCCATGCGTTCTCTGCGGGTCATCGGTCTACATCCTGCTAGGGTGTTTCGCCCGTTCTGCGGGCATCGTCAGCGTGGCGCATTGCGAGCCACGGACACCCCGCGAGCGTCACGGTGGGGCGGCGAGGCGCGCGGCGAGCAGTTCGGACCGCCTGCGGTACGCTTCCGGCTCGGCCAACACCGGAGGAAGCGCACGCGCGCAGCGACAGAAGCGCCAATAGGCAGCGTCGATTTTTG